CTATTAAAATGATATGGCTATTATTATAATAGAATATTTTCAGTAACTTGTCAATAAATTTTGCTGAATTAATTCAACATATTATCAACATTTTTCTACAAAATATTACATTTGAAGGGTAGGTGAATCAAGGAATGAATGATTTTGAAAAAGCGGTCAGGAAGGCACTGATTGACAAAGATATGAAACTTACTGATTTAGTAGAGCAAATGGGAATTAGTTTGACCTATTTGTATGACATTTTAAATTCATCAAGAAAGGCAAAACACCAAAGAAAAAGGATCGCTGAAATCTTAGGTCTTGAAGATTTATCTGATTAGTTTCAGGAATTGTGTCAGAACGAACACTTGAAGGTGGGTTGGTTAAACCTTTATGTCAGAACTAATAGCTGATTTCTTGGGTGGCAACCAAAGATTAAAAAATGAAAGGATGGTTGAAAGTGAGTTTTTCAGACAGATTAAAACAGGTTATGGAAGAAAAAAACATGTCACAAGCTGATCTTTCAGCAATAACTGGAATTGGTAAATCTTCAATCAGTCAGTATTTATCAGGAAAGAATGAACCAAAAGCAAAGGCAGTGGAAAAGATTGCAGAAGCACTGGATGTTTCAACTGCCTACCTGAATGGATTAACAACATGCAATGATTCAACTGATGATCCAAATGGATTGAAAAATGTACCAGTAACAATTGCAGCACAGAGAATTGGAAAGTCAGAACAATTTGTTAGGGTTGGACTTCAGAAAAGGATTCTTCCCTTCGGTGTAGCAGTGCAGCTTTCATCAAGATACTCATATCACATTTCACCAAAGCTTCTTGATGAATACATTGGTGCATAAAGAAAAAGCACCAAAGGAATTGCAGTTCCTAAAGGTGCTGTAAGAAAAATAATCTTAATTCAATTGTAAATGAAAGGGTGTGAAAAAACAAGGATGAAGTTTCAACTTTACCCACACCAACAAAAGGCATTAGATGAAACCAAAGATAAAAGCAGGGTTGCATATTACTTGGACATGGGTCTTGGAAAGACATTTGTTGGATCAGAAAAGATGATGCAGCTTAGATCACCAATAAATATTGTAGTTTGTCAGAAGTCTTTGATTCAGACCTGGGTTGAACACTTTGAAACATATTATGATCTTCCAGTATTCGATTTAACTGATAAAAAGCAGTTTGAACGATTCACTGAACTTACTGAACTTGTTCATGGTGTTGTTGGGATCATCAACTATGATTTGTTATTCAGAAGGTCACATTTCCTTCAGATAGAGAATTTCACCCTGATGTTGGATGAATCATCAATGATACAGAATGAAACCGCCAAAAGGTCAAAATTCGTGCTTAAAATGAACCCTGACAATGTGATCTTACTATCAGGAACACCAACATCAGGAAAGTATGAAAACCTATGGTCACAGATCAAGATGCTTGGATGGAAGATCAGCAAAGAACTATACAACAGGCAGTATGTGAACTGGAAGAAGATTGAAGCAGGGGATTTCCCACTTTGGATAGTGGACAAGGATGAACCATACAAGAATGTTGATAGATTAAAAACAAAGCTTCGTCAACATGGTGCAGTGTTCATGAAAACTGAAGAATGCTTTGAACTTCCTGAACAGACATTCATTCCAGTGAAGATCAAGACAACCAAAGAATATAAGAAGTTCCAAAAGAAATCAATCATCACCATTGACACTTTGAACCTTACTGAATTTAAGGATGACAGTGATTTTCAAGGAAAAGATGTCACCCCAAGGGTTGAATTAATAGGGGATAGCACATTGACCAAAAGATTATATTCCAGGATGCTTTGTGGTCACTACAATAAGGACAAGCTGAAAGCATTTGAAGATTTGGTTTCCAGTACATATGACAGACTGATTGTTTTCTACAACTTCAATGATGAACTGGAAGCACTGAAAAAAATTGCATCAAGATTGGAAAGACCTATTTCAGAAGTAAGTGGACAAGTCAAAGACCTTTCCAAATATGAAAAAGAAGATAATTCAATCACCTTCATCCAGTACCAGGCAGGGGCAATGGGATTGAATCTTCAGAAGTCAAACAAGATCATCTATTTCACACTAACTGAAAAAAGTGAACTGTTTGAACAGAGTAAGAAAAGGATTCACAGGATCGGTCAAAGCAACAATTGCTTTTATTACCTGATGATCTGTAAGAACAGTGTGGAAGAAGATATTCTTGAAACCTTAGAAATGAGAAAGGATTACACAGATGAACTATTCAAGGAATATGAAACAAAAGCAGAGGTTTAAAAGGATCATTATATCCTGGATTGTCATGTTAGTGTTTGGAATCCTGATTGGTTGGGGAATCAGCACTGCTGCAAATAAAGAAGAAACATTGGAAGTCATATCACAGTTCAAAGAAGTTCAAGCATATGGAACGATTGATGGAAAAACCTTCAATTGGGGTTTGTCAGAAGATTGGACAAGCGGTGCTGAACTTGGGTTCATTCCCCTTGAAGTTGAATTAAATGAAGAACTACAAGAATTTATCTATTGCCTATCATATGGGTACAACATTGATTATGCATTTGTGATGGGTTTGATCCAGGCAGAAAGTGAATTCAATCCAGGGATCATCAGTTCAACAAATGACTATGGATTGATGCAGATAAACAAGATCAATCATGGGTGGTTAAAGGATCAACTTGGAATCACAGATTTTCTTGAACCATACCAAAACATCAGGTCAGGTCTTTATATCCTTAGAAATCTATTTGAAAAGTATGAAGAACCTGAACTGGTACTGATGGCATATAACATGGGTGAAAATGGTGCAGCAAAGCTTTGGAATAAAGGAATCTATAAAAGCAATTACAGCACCAAGGTATTAAACAATGCACAAGCATTTTCAAATTATATAGGTGAAAGGAATGATGGGAATGAGTAAGGGAACAGAACTTCAAGTATTTGAGAATCAACACATTCAAGTTTTCCAACAGTTATCAGAGATCACAAAGACAAAGAAGCAGCTTGAAGATCAGGAAAAGAATGTCAAGGAACAACTTGAAAAGGCAATGGATGAACATGGTATCAAGTCAATTGATAACCAGTATTTAAAGATCACCAGGGTGAGTGCAAGCACATCAACATCAATTGATCTGAAGTCACTGGAAAAAGAAGAACCAAAGCTTTATGGTGAACTGCTTGAAGATTATCCAAAGGTTACAAATAAGAAAGCTTATTTGACATTCAAGGTGAAGTAATGGCAGCAGAAAAGCAGTTTGAAGGAAAGGTGAAGAAATACCTGCATTCAATCGGTGTTTATCAGGCAGGTACACCATCAAACCAAATGAAAGTTGAACAGATTGGATGGTTCACAAAGATTTGGGGCGGTGGATTTCAGAAAAGTGGAATTCCTGATCTGATCCTTTGTGTGAATGGTTTGTTCATCAGTGTTGAATTAAAGGCATCCAATGGACATGCTTCTGATTTACAGAAGATGAACACTGCAAGAATCAATCATTCAAATGGAATTGGGATCATCCTTTTCCCTGAAGGGTTTGAAGGATTTAAAAAGATAATGGAAGGGGTGACACAGTGCAAGTTTCACATTCAAGAATTGAATCATTTGAAAAATGTCCATACAAGTACCAGTTGCGATATTGTGATGAAATATTAACCCTTCCACCTGATAATGCAGATCATGCACTTATTATTGGAACAGCACTACACACTGGACTTGAAAAGGGTGTTGAAGCAGCAATCAAAGAATACTTCATGTCATATTACATCATAGATGATAACCACATCAATGAAGCAATCAAACTGGAACATGTGATCCCAAGGGCAGCAGCTATGCTTCCATTAGGTGAACATGAACTAGAAATCAATAATGAACATTTCAAAGGATTTATTGACCTACTTACACCAAATGAAGATGGAACATTTGATATGTATGATTTCAAGTATTCAAATAACGTGAAGAACTATATGGATTCAAAGCAGCTTCATTTGTACAAATACTTTTGGGAAAAGCAAACTGGAAAGATCATCAGAAAAATGTACTTCTTATTTGTTCCAAAGGTTGGCATCAGGCAGAAGAAAACAGAAGATTTGTTTCAGTTCAGAAAAAGACTTCAAGAGGAATTGAACAAGCTTGAACCAAAATTGATTGAAATTAAATTTGATTATGAAAAGGTAATTGAATTTATGTTCCAAGTCAAAAGTGTATTGGAAGCAACAGACTTCCCCAAAAATGACAGTTACCTATGTAACTGGTGCGAATACCAAGACTATTGTCAGAAAGGATATGATTATATGTTATTGCCAAAAAATCAAAGAAGAAATATCGAAAAAATCCAAAAGAAGGTGGTTTGGATGTATGGATCACCCTTCAGTGGAAAGACCACATTTGCAAATAATTTCCCTGATCCACTGATGCTGAACACTGATGGAAATATCAAGTTTGTTGATGCACCTTATATTTCAATTAAGGATCAGGTCAATGTTGAAGGTAGAATGACCAAAAGAAAACTTGCTTGGGAAACATTCAAAGAAGTTATTGGTGAATTAGAGAAGAAAAACAATGATTTCAAGACCATCATTGTGGACTTACTTGAAGATACTTATGAACATTGCAGACTTTACATGTATGACCAAATGGGGATCACACATGAATCAGATGATAGCTTCAGAGCATGGGACAAGGTTAGAACTGAATTCCTTTCCACTTTGAAGAAGCTTATGAACCTGGACTATGAAAACATCATTTTGATTTCCCATGAAGATACATCAAAGGACATTACGAAAAAGGGCGGTGACAAGATCACTGCAATCAAACCAAATCTTCAGGAAAAGGCAGCAAACAAGGTTGCAGGTATGGTTGATATAGTGGCAAGAGTAGTTGCTGATGGTGAAGTCAGAAGTCTATCATTCAAGACAAATGAAGTGATCTTTGGTGGTGGAAGATTGACAGCATCAACAAATCAAATTTCTTTGGACTATACTGCATTCCTTGAAGTTTATGAAGAAGCAAATAAAAATGCAGTTGCAAAGCTTAAAGGAGAAGCACCAAAGAAAGCTGCTGAAGAAGATGTGGATAAACCTGGGGATAAAAGAAGAACCAAAAAAGAAACATCAACTGAAACTGAAAATCCAACAGATCAAGAAACACCTGCTGAAGAATCAGCAGAACCAGTTGATCAAGGTACACCTGAAGCTGATCCTGAACCAGTTAATGAACCAACTGAACAGGATGAACCAAAAGAAGAAGCACCCAAAACAAGAAGATCAAGAAAATCAGATGAAGCAGCAAAGGATCAACCTGCTGCTGAACCTGAAAAAGAAGAACCAAAGACAAGAACAAGAAAGAGAAGGGGCGAATAATTCAGCACCCTGGTTATAAATAAAAAATTGAAATTTGAAAGGATAAGGTGAAAGATTATGGCAAATATTTGGGATAAGTTTGATCAGGCAATTGATACAGAGGGATTAAAAAAGGATGTTCAAGAAGCAGCAGAAAATGGAACTGGTAGTTTTAAAGAAGTTCCACATGGTGAATATGAAGTGGCAGTGAATAAGCTTGAATTGGTTGCATCCAAGAAGGGTGATCCAATGGTTTCAATTTGGTTCAAGATCGTGAGTGGGGAATATAAAAACAGCTTGATTTTCTTCAACCAGGTTATCACCCAAGGATTTCAAATCCACATTGTAAATGAACTTTTAAGATCAATGGACACAGAACTTGAAATCAAGTTCACAACTTACAAAGAATATGGAAACCTGCTGATGGATGTAATGGAAGCAATTGATGGTCAACTTGAATTTGGTTTGAAATACAGTGAAGGCAAGAAAGGCTTTAACAACTATGAAATCACTGAAGTGTTTGAAGTAGAATAATCAAATTTGGGCAGGGGTGTTTTAAAAAAATTTTTATTGCACCCCTTTTCCCATACTTCCCCATTATTAGTATTGACAAGAATTCTAATACTTATACAGAAAGGATGTGAAAAAATTGTTGTTCTATGACTTTGAAGTTTTCAAATATGACTGGTTAACTGTAATCATTGATATGACCAAGAAACAAGAACATATCATTATCAATGATCCTGAAAAGCTTGAATGGATTCATAAGGAAAACATGAATGAAATATGGACTGGATTCAATTCTAGGCACTATGACCAATACATCTTGAAAGGCATCCTTTGTGGTTTTGATCCTAAAAAAATCAATGATTATATCATTGCAAAAGGCAATCCTGGGTGGAAGTTTTCTTCTTTACTTAGGAATATAAAGCTTATAAATTATGATGTTATGACTGGAATTGATAGGGGATTAAAAACATTTGAAGGGTTCATGGGAAACAACATCAAGGAATCCAGTGTTCCTTTTGATATTAATAGGAAGCTGACCAAAGAAGAACTTGATGAAACAGTGAATTATTGTAGGCATGATGTGGAACAAACAGTTGAAGTGTTCCTGGAAAGGAAGGATGATTTTGAAGCACACATGGGATTGGTGAAGCTTGCTTGCAAGGATAAACCCCTTGACCTGTTCTTACTTTCAAAGACCAAAGTTCAACTTTCATCAATCATCCTGGATTCAGCAAAGAAAAGTCATGATGATGAATTTGACATTGATTTCCCTTCAACTATGAAGATTGAAAAATATAAAGAAGTTGTTGATTGGTATGCAAACCCTGAAAACAGAAAGTACAATGTTGATCCTGACAATCAAAAGTCAAAGAAAAATCAGTGTGAAATCATGGTTGCAGGTGTTCCCCATGTATTTGCTTGGGGTGGGGTTCATGGTGCATTAGACAAATATCATGGTGAAGGTTACTTCCTGAACATGGATGTTGCTTCCCTTTATCCGTCACTGATGATCCAATATGGTTTGGGCAGTAGAAACATGAAAGATCCAAAGAAGTATGAAGAAATCTATCACACCAGGCTGAAGTTCAAAGCAGAAAAGAACCCATTGCAGCTTCCATTGAAGCTTGTACTGAATGGAACATATGGGGCAATGAAGGACAAGAACAACCCACTTTATGATCCAAGACAAGCAAACAGGGTTTGTGTATATGGTCAATTATTGCTGCTTGATCTGATTGAAAAGCTTGAACCATATTGTCAGATTATACAGTCAAACACAGATGGTGTTCTAATTAAAATGAACAAATATGAAGATTTTGAACTGATAGATGACATTTGTTATGAGTGGGAACAAAGAACCCATTTGCAGCTTGAATTTGAAGAATTCAGGAAGGTCTTTCAAAAGGATGTCAACAACTACATCATAGTGGATGTAAAAGGTAAGTACAAATCAAAAGGTGGATATGTCAAACAATTAAGCAATCTTGATTATGACCTTCCAATTGTCAACAAGGCATTGGTTGAATACATGGTCAATGATGTTCCAGTTGAAAAGACCATTGGTGATTGTGATGATCTGAAAGAGTTTCAGCAGGTGAAGAAGATCAGTGGTAAATATACACACATCCTTCATGGTGAAGAAATTGTGAAGGAAAGGTGCATCAGGATATTTGCTTCAAAACTGGAATCAGATGCAGGTGTAAAAAAGATCCATGCTGAAACTGGCAGACCTGCAAAGATAGAAAATTCCCCTGAAAGCTGCTTCATCTTCAATGATGAAGTGAATGGGGTAAAAGTGCTTGAAAAGTTGGACAAGGAATGGTACATCACCCTGGCAAATAAGCGGTTGAAAGATTTTGGGGTGATGTGATATGGAAGTTAAAATTGTTTACCCATCAGGACAAATGACAATATACCTGGACAAAATTGTTGAAGGTGAAGAATCAGGGAAAAAGTTTGCCCATCCAATAACCAAGGTTAGAAAAATATTTAAGCTGATGATTCAATGGTGTGAAGCTGAAACAATCGAACAAGTACAGGCATATTTGGACATAGCTTCACCAAGATATTCAAAGGAATTTGCAAATTTAAAAGGCAGGCGGTGATTAGAAGTTGTTTTTCAAAGGATATGTTGAAACCAAAGACAAGAAGTGCATAGAAAAATTCAAAGGAAGAACTGATTTCAAATCCTATGAACAAGTGAAACCACTGTCTGAATTTGCAGGTATATTGGCAGCAGATACAATCCTGATTGATGTGGATGAATTTGAATCAAGTGAACTATTGTTCAAGATAGTTCAAGAAAAGAAACTGAAGTGCAGAGTATATGAAACCACCAGGGGAAAGCATTTCTTGTTTAAGAATGGATCAGTTGAAACAAACAGAACAAATGCAACCCTTGCAGTTGGGATCAATGCTGACATAAAGATTGGAAAAAGAAATTCATATTCCATTCTGAAGTACAAGGACAAAGAAAGAAAGATCATCTATGACATAGCAGAAAATGAAGAAGCACAAGAACTTCCAAAGTGGATGCTTCCAATCAAAACAAACATGGAATTTCTAAATATGGAAGCAGGGGATGGAAGAAACCAGGCATTGTTCAATTACATATTGACTTTGCAATCAAATGACTTTGCAGTTGAAGAAGCAAGGGAAACCATCAGGATCATAAATAAACATGTGTTGAAAGTTCCACTTTCAGATGATGAAATTGAAATTATTCTTCGTGATGATGCTTTTGCAAAACCCATCTTCTTCAAGGGAACAACCTTCTTGTTTGACAAGTTTGCAATGTTTTTAAAGAGTAATCACCACATCATAAGAATCCACAATCAATTGCACTTATATAAAGATGGGATATATGTCAGTGGACAATCTGAAATTGAAGCAGAAATGATCAAGCATATTCCACAGTTAAACAGAGCAAAGAGAACAGAAGTATTGTCATACCTGGATATTATGATTCGTGAAAACACTATTTCAACGGATGCAAATTGGATTGCATTCAGGAATGGACTGCTGAACATCCATGATGACAGCTTCATCCCCTTTTCACATGATCATATCATCACGAACAAGATTGATTGGGATTACAACCCAAATGCTTATGATGAACTAACAGATAATACCCTGAACAAGATTTCATGTCAGGATGAACACATCAGAATGCTGCTTGAAGAAATGGTTGGATATTGCATGTTCAGAAGAAATGAACTTGGAAAAGCATTCATCTTGACTGGATCAGGAAGCAATGGAAAGTCAACCTTCCTGAATATGTTGAAAACCATGCTTGGGAAAAGAAATGTTTCAGCACTGGACTTGAAGAAATTGAATGATCGGTTCAGTACAGTCATGATGTATGGGAAGCTTGCAAATATAGGTGATGATATATCAGAAGAATTCATCACTGATGCAGCAGACTTCAAGAAGATAGTCACTGGTGAAACCATAGATGCAGAACAGAAAGGTCAACCAAAGTTTGAATTTGAACCATTTGTGAAACTTCTGTTTTCAGCAAACAACATTCCAAGGATCGGAAAGGGAAGGGATTCATCAGCAATACTTAGAAGGCTGATCATTGTTCCCTTCAATGCAAAGTTCAGTTCCAGTGATCCTGATTATGTTCCATTTATAGGTGACATGTTGAAAAGTCAGGATGCTATTGAATACCTGATCCAACTTGGGATCAAAGCACTTAAAAGGGTTCTATATACAAGAAAGTTCACTGAATCTGAAAAAGTTCAAAGAGAACTTGAAGAATTTGAAGAAAACAACAATCCAATCCTTGGATTCTTCAAAGAAGTGGACAGGGATCAGATTGAGAACGAACCAACAAACCAGGCTTATAAATCATACCAGGAATATTGTTTGGCAAATAGCTTGCAACCATTGTCAAATGGTGAGTTCTCAAAGCAGGTGAAGAAACAGTTTGATTTTGTAATTGCAGATAGGAAGATCAATGGTAAAAAATATAGGATATTTGTTGCAAGGTAAGGGGTGAACACATGATTCAAATACTAGAATTATTCGGTGGAATAGGAAGTCCAAGGGTTGCACTTAGAAATTTAGGTGTTCCAGTTAAGGCAATTGATTATGTTGAAATTGATGAAAAAGCAGTAAGATCATACAATGCAATGTTTGCAGATGAATTGAATTATAAAACACAATCTGTTGTCGGATGGAACTTGAAACCTGATATTTTGATCCATGGTTCACCTTGTCAAGATTTTTCAATTGCAGGACATCAGAAAGGTGCTGATCCAGGAAGTGAAACCAGGTCAAGTTTGATGTGGGAAACATTGAACATCATTGAACAAATGGGGATATGGAAACCAAGAATTGTGATTTGGGAAAATGTGAAAAATGTTCGTTCAAAGCACATGATTCATAACTTCAACAAATACTTGATGAAAATGGAACAGCTTGGATATGTCAATTCATTTGAGGTTCTGAATGCAATGAACTTTGGACTTCCACAGTTCAGGGAAAGAGTGTTTACCATATCTTTCATAAAGGGAAGAACATTTGATTTTGACAAACTTGAAAGAAAAGCATCACCACACATTAAAGAATTCCTTCAACCAAATGATGAAGTTGATGAAAGCTATATTGTTAAAGCACCAAGTATGGTTGCTGCAATAGGGAAAAAGAACACAGTCAGAAGGGCATCCATTATTGAAAATTATTGCTATACCATAACTGAAAGACAAGACAGAGCACCAAACAGCGGTGTCATTGATCTTGGTAATGGTCAATATAGATATTTAACAGAATTGGAATGTCGGAGATTGCAAGGATATTCAGATGATGATTTCATGGCAGCATCACAGGTCAACACAAGAAGAACTTTGTATAAACAAGCAGGTAATTCCATTCCTGTTCCAATATTTGAAAGTATTTTCAAAGAAATTTTATGAAAGGAAGATTGATATGTCAGCAATAAAAGATTCAGGACATAGAACAGAATTTGGAACTGGTGCGGTTCGTGATATGCACCAAGGAAAAGGAAGATATGATCTTCTTCCCTGGGATGCCATTCATGAATTGGCAATCCATTGTGAAGAAGGTGCTTTGAAGTATGGTGAAAGGAATTGTGAAAAGGGGATTCCAACACATAGTTTGATAGATTCAGCAATCAGGCATCTTTCATGTTATTTAAGGGGAATGAAGGATGAACCACATTTAAGGGCAGCACTTTGGAACATTGCTTTTGCAATATACATGGAGAAGAACAAACCTGAAATGCAGGATATTCCAATAAGAAAGGATGATGAATGATGATAGGGTACATAATTACATTCATTGTGGGTGGAATGTTTGGTGTGGCGGTAATGTGTTTAATGTTCGTATCAAAGGAAGGGGATAAAGATGGGAAATAATATGAATCCAAAATTAAACAGTAGTGGTTGCAAAGACCCAACTGCATATGAAGCATTAAAACCTATGATCAAAGAAGAAGCTGAACTGGATAAGAAAGTTCATGCACTGGTTAATTGTGTAAAGTTCATTATTGATTGGGCAGGGTTTGAACTGATTGGAAGGATAAAGATCAAGGACAAGAAAACAGGGAAGGAATTCAAGTAATTGAAAACAATTATCAATGAATTGTTTCCCAAATATAATCAGCAGTAGTGGTTCAAGGTAAAGTTCAAGGTGGTACAAGATAAAATCATTCACCTTGAACCCCTTAGAACACAGATAACAACAGAGTTTTAAATATATCGGTTCAAGGGGTTCAAGGTTGTAATAACTTCTTATATGTTTTAAAAAATTATATTATTTTTTATCACTTAAATAATTTATATATACTATAAAAATAAATAATATAGGGGAAATACCTTGAACCCTTGAACCGCTAGTGTTCAAGTACAGTAGTATCAAGGGTTTGAATCGGTGCAAGGTAAGGTTCAAGGTTCAAGGTGAATCACAGAAAGGAAGGTTCTATGAAAGATATAAATAAGATCATCAGTAAAACTTCAGAATTAACAGCAGCAGCAGTTGTTTCAGAATTGAAAAGGCAAGGATTGATGAAAGACAACAAGCATACACCATTTCAGAAAACTGAAACCTTGCTTTATAATTACAATAATTTCAAGGCTGCAATTGAAGATAAATTTGAACAGATCAATACAATCAGGGAAGAAGGAATTCCAAAGAAATCACCAAGTATTACTTCCTTTTCAGGTAGTGCTACATATGAAGTAAAGTCAGATACAGACAAGGCAGAAGAAAAGATTGAAGCTATTGAACAAAGCATTCAGACAACAAAGAATTTCATCAAGGTGATTGATAATGCAATAAGTGTACTTAAAGATGATCCATATTTTGATGTGATCAGGATGAAATATTTTGAAGGTAAGAGCAGGGAAGAAATTGCTGATCATTACCAGGTTGATGTATCAACCATAAGCAGAAACAAGAACAGGATTGTCAATCTGCTTCAAATTAGATTGTTCAGTGATGAAGTGATTTATCAAATTTTTAGTTGATGAAAGGGTGATACTTCTTGAACAGAGCAGATAGAAGGAAGCTGCAAAAGCAAGGTGTGAAAGTTAAACCTGAACCAGTGATCAATATAAAATCCAGTGATGTTCAGAACATCAAGAAAGAAGCAACCAGTGAAGCAATTGACAAGGCATTCTTGATGATGTTAGGACTTCCAATGTTAGTGCTTCGTGATAATTACGGATTCGGAAAGAAAAGGTGTGAAAGGTTCATTGAACAGGTGCTTGAAATGTATGATGCATTCAATAAGGACTATTTAACACTGGATGATATTCATAAATGTTTATGGGAAGAAGCAGGTGTCAAGTTTGAAAGGAAATAACTTGGTAAATTATGCACATTCCATGCAATATAGGCACACTTGTGATGCACTATTATAAATGTTAGTATGTTATCATAGATAACATACTAAAAATAGGATTTTTCCCAAGAGAACTTTTGAGTTAGCCTCCGACTTGAAAGTTCTCTTTTTTCTATACTTTTATTTTGTAGAAATTATTGGTAAAATATAATCAAAGGGGGGTGCAATAGATGACAGAATACGAAAAAAAGAGTTTAGAAGTCTTACAACAGATGCTTGAAAAACTTGAATCAATTGATGAAAAGGTAAGTAATAATTGGTATTTGACACACATTGATACCTATACTCAAAACAGTCAAGATTCATTGCAAGAAATTAGTAAGGATTTAAAGCAAGTTTTAAAGAACATTAAATAGGAGAACCTTCGGGTTCTTTTTTCATTTATAAGGAAAGGCAGGTGATAACATGGCAAAGCTAACTGAAAAGCAAAAGCGGTTTGTTGATGAATACTTGATTGACCTGAATGCAACCAGGGCATACAAAGCAGCATATCCAAGTGTAAAAAAGGATGAAGTTGCTGCATCAGCAAGTGTGAGATTGTTAAGAAATGTTAAGGTTCAAGAATATTTGAAGGAAAGACAATCAGACCTTCAAAAAAGGACAGAGATCACACAAGACAAGGTGCTTAATGAACTTGCAAAGATTGCTTTTTCAAGTGGTGCAGACTTTGCACAGGTTGTCACCAAGAAAAAAAGAAGGCATGTATGGAATGATGAAATAAAGGAATATGAACTTTCTGATGAATATGAACAGTTTGTTGAACTGAAAGATACAGATTCCCTTCCTGAAGATAAGAAAGCAGCAATTGCATCCATAAAAGAAACCAAGTTTGGGATTGCAGTTGAATCATGTGATAAGGTGAAAGCACTTGAACTGATCGGAAGGCATCTTGGAATGTTCAAAGATAAGGTTGAATTATCAGGTCAGGTGAACAATCCAATGGAAGGATTGACCACTGAAGAATTGAAGAAGTTGATCAATGATGAATAAAAAGCTTATTAAATTACATGCAAAGATAGAACTTGCAAAACGTGAGTTCTTTTTTTATTGCAATTTAAAAGCACCTGATTTTTATAAACCTGAAAGAACATACCTGGTTGATCTATGCAATGAACTTCAAGCTTTCTATGAAAGTGATGATGAAGTTTTGATCATAAATGAACCACCAAGACATGGTAAATCAAGAACAGCAGGATTATTTGTTGAATGGGTTCTTGGTAATAACAAAAATGAAAAGATCATGACTGGATCATATAATGAAACCCTTTCAACCATGTTTTCCAAGAATGTAAGGAATAGCATCCAGGAAGCAAAGGTTGATATGTACAAACCCACTTATTCTGATGTGTTTCCTAATACCAGGATCAAACAAGGTGATGGTGCAATGAACCTTTGGTCATTGGAAGGTGGATATAATAATTATCTTGCTACTTCACCAACTGGAACTGCAACAGGGTTCGGTTGTTCCTTAATGATGATAGATGATTTAATAAAGAATGCTTCTGAAGCTAACAATGAAGAAGTTCTTCAGAAGCATTGGGATTGGTTTACAAATACCATGCTTTCCAGGCTTGAAGAAGGTGGAAAGATCATTATAATCATGACCAGGTGGGCAAGTGGTGATCTTGCAGGTAGAGCATTGGAACATTACACAGAACAAGGTGCAAAACTTAAACATATAACCATGAAAGCACTTCAGGATGATGGAACAATGCTTTGTGATGAAGTGCTTTCTTATAGGTCATATCAAGCAAAGGTGAAAGCAATGGGTCTTGATATTGCTTCAGCTAACTATCAGCAAGAACCTATTGATATAAAGGGCAGATTGTACAGTTCATTCAAGACCTATACTGATATTCCAAGGGATGCTTCAGGAAATCCATTATTCACAGCAATCAGAAATTATACTGATACTGCTGATCAGGGTGATGATTACTTATGTTCAATCAATTATGGTGTTTACAACAATGAAGCTTATGTGCTTGATGTTTTATATACCAAAGCACCTATGGAAGAAACTGAACCTGCAACTGCAAAGATGATCCATGAAGGGAATGTCAATGTTGCAGATATAGAATCAAACAATGGTGGTAGAGGATTTGGAAGATCAGTTGAAAGAATATTAAGGGATAAGTTCAAAAGCAACAAAGCACAGATCAACACCTTCCATCAATCAAAGAATAAAAAAGCAAGAATTTTATCCAATTCAACATGGGTTATGGATCATGTTTATTATCCTGCAAACTGGAAAGACAGATTCCCTGAATACCATGAAGCAATGGTGAAATATCAGAAGGAAGGTAAAAACAAACATGATGATGCACCTGATGCAACAACTGGAATTGCAGAAAAGATTGGTCAGGGTGATACATTCAGTTTTGATTAAAGGGGTGAGAAGATAAGTGTTTAACTTTGGAAGTGAAACAAAAAGGATTAACAATATAATTACTGAAGGTGCTAAAACAAGGATGAATGATAAGAAGTTCCTTGAACGTGAAATTGCAAAGTTCAAGAAGTCATCCAAAAGGAAGCAGATGATCACTGGTGAAAAGTATTACAATGGAGATCATGAAATCCTGAAGCGGAAAAGAACAGTGATTGGTGAAAATGGAATGCTTGTGGAAGTGGAAAACCTTCCAAACAATAAAATCATAGATAATCAATATGCAAAGTTAGTGGATCAAAAGACAAATTACCTTCTAGCAAAACCACCTACATTTGAAACTGAAAATGATGGGTATGCTGATTTGCTGAAGGATATATTCAACAACCGATTCCTTAGAACATTCAAGAACTTGGGTGAAGATTCATTGAATAATGGTATTGCATGGCTGCATCCATATTACAATGATCAGGGTGATTTCTGCTTCAAGAAGTTTCCACCTTATGAAATCCTTCCATTTTGGCAGGATGCAGAACACACGATTCTTGAATTTGCAGTAAGGATTTATGAAATTGAAGCTTATGAAGGGGATAAGGAAGTCACCATTGAAAAGGTTGAAGTCTATGACACTAATGGAATACATAGGTTTGTACTTCAAAACACAACCTTGATCCCTGATGTGGAAAACCCATCATCAAGCTATTTAATAGCAATTGATGAAGAAGGGAATGAAACCAAATGGAACTGGTCAAAAGTACCTTTGATTCCTTTCAAGTATAACAATAAAGAAATCCCACTGATCAGCAGGGTGAAGTCACTTCAGGATGGGATCAACACCATTCTTTCTGACTTCCAAAATAATATGCAGGAAGATGCAAGGAATACAATCCTGGTACTTCAAAACTATGATGGAACAAACCTTGGTGAGTTCAGAAGAAACCTTGCACAATATGGTGCAGTAAAGGTCAAGACAGTGGATGGATCAGCAGGTGATCTTAAAACCTTAGAAATCACAGTCAATGCAGAAAATTACAAGGTTATCCTTGAATTGTTCAAGAATGCACTGATTGAAAATGGAAGGGGTTTTGATGCCAAAGATGATAGGATGTCAGGTAATCCAAACCAAATGAACATCCAATCCATGTATTCTGATATTGACCTGGATGCAAATGGAATGGAAACTGAATTCCAGGCATCCTTTGAAGAACTTCTTTGGTTCGTGAACATTCATCTTGCTAACACTGGAAAAGGTGATTTTGATGATGACAAGGTGAAGGTGATCTTCAACAGGGATGTATTGGTGAATGAATCAGAAAGCATTGAAAATTGTTCAAAGTCAGTTGGTATTCTATCTAATGAAACTATTGTTGGGCAGCATCCTTGGACTTCTGACACCAAGATTGAATTGAAAAGGATCAAGGAAGAAAAACAAACTGCAATGGACGAATACAACAATGCTTTTCCACCATATAAGGATAATGATCCAGGTGGTGATATAGATGACAAAGAGTAATAAGTATTGGGAAGATAGGTTCATCAGACTTCAAGAAGCTGAACTGGTGAAGGGTCAAAAGTATTATTATGAACTTGAAAACCAATACAGACAAGCAATGACATCCATTGAAAAGGATATTTCAAATTGGTATCAAAGGTTTGCAGTAAATAATGAAATATCACTTACTGAAGCAAAACAATGGCTTAATAGCAAAGAACTTGCTGAATTCAAATGGGATGTCAAAGAATACATCAGTTATGGTCAAAGAAATTCATCAAATCAATTATGGATGCAGCAACTTGAAAATGCTTCAGCAAGGGTTCATATTTCCAGGCTTGAAGCATTAAAACTTCAGGCACAACAAAAGATTGAAGTCCTATATGGTAACCAGGTTGATGGAATTGATAGACTTGCAAAGGACATTTATCAGGATGGTTATTATCACACAGCATATGAAG